AATTTTAGCTTCCTTGCCCCTGCTGCTACCGCTGGGAGCAGCAACCAGGTGTCAATCAATACGGATGGCAAGAAGAAGAAGTAAGCCTCTAGCCTCTAGGGGCAGAGCCGGGGGGGGACAAAGTGTCTCCCCCCTTTTCTGTACCGGAGTATAAATTGAGAATGAAAATCATTTCTATTGTGGGACCAATGTTCAAGTGAATTGGTCTGTGGTATGTGCCGAAACGAAGCAAAAGACACCATCTAGTGGCAGTGGTCTGTGCCAATATTGTTGTGGGACTTGACACGGGTAAGAAAAGAAAAGAAAGTAAGCAAAGAAAAGAAAAGAAGGCTCATTAGAGGTAGTGATTCAAGTGAGGTACTGAATAAAGGTAGTACCTTTAGATAATACTTAAGGAGTACTCTGCCTTGTCGAAGAAGTTTCCACTAAACTCTCTAGCCCAACCTGAGTGCATGAAATTGATGTCAACCATCTACAAGTCCCTAAAGGGGGATGGTTGCAAGTGGAGAGGCACTCCGAGAACATTTGTCAGGGACAACATGCAATTGTTGTGGTTAAACTTGAATGTGATGCCCCATGGGAAGGACTTTAACGCCTACTGCAATATCCTCGCACCAATCGCAAGAAGGCTGATCGAGAAGAAACCGGTCTATCAGAAGAAATCCTCGCCAACTTACGTGATGCTTAAAGAATATTTGCTCACCGAAGATGGGATCACTAAATGGCGTCAGGTCAGGTTTGAGGCGCTACGCCTTTCTAGCGGAGCATGTTGCCTATGCGGAGCGAGGGCAAAAGACGGGGCAGTTCTCCATGTTGACCATATCAAGCCGAAAAGCCTTCACCCGGAACTAGCGTTTGATGTGGATAATTTACAGGTGCTATGCGCTGACTGTAATCTAGGCAAGGGGAACAGAAGCGATGACGACTTCAGATGATACAATGGACCTTCACCGCAACCTTGACCCGCTCGCTAATCTGTCCTTCTTCAGTGACCAGTGCCATTGTTGCGGTCGCTGGATGATCGAGGCCATAGAAGAGGAACGAGATACCAGTTGGGCAGTCTGCAAATGCGGTCATGTCTTTGAGTGCAAGAACAAGGTCAAGTAGAACTGAACAAAAACTTGCGCGTTCTAGAAAGTGGCGTAAACCGAGTGTATGGAGGAACACATGAAGTTTGAGGAATTCACGAATCTCGTTTACATAGACCCATCGTGCGACCAGCGAGAGATTCTCGCTAGAAATATGAGGCTAAAAGAAATTATATCTAACAACTATGAATAAATCGGTATTCTGATTACATCCCTATATAATAGAGCATTTATAGGATCAACGGGAGAAGTAATTGCCATAGATGAGGTTGTGGGTAGTGATGCGATTGAAAGCCTAAATAGACTGTTATCCGGGATAAAGAAAGCATGAAGAAGAACTGCCGAGAAGAAATGGTTAATGCACTTGCCGATGCTTGTAGCAAGTCTCCCCACATTCTCCACTACATCTTTGTCTATGAACTCGATGATGGGAGTATCGGTAGGGTTTCATATGGGTCTCAGATAGCCCTTTTGGGGTTGCTTGAGACTTACAAGGGCAGGATCGCAGACGAGTACCGTGACCATGCAGAGATTGATAACGATAACGATGATTAGCGCATAGTTGCATTAAACAAACGAAATGACTAATATAATTAGCACTTATTGCGCTTGATATCAACTGGTGAATATATATATGCAGAAAGGAATAGAAATTGTTACCTTGTGCATATTTAGGTGGATAAAAGAAAAACCGCAAGTTCCCTTGCGCGTTTACCAGAAAAGACTATATTTTAGGTATGCCCATGGTGGGCACTAGGAGAAAGAATGAGCAATTTCACGGAAATGCCTTCACTAACGGCATCGGCATCAGCAGAACAGGTCGTATTCCACAGAAATATCTCAATAATTGATCTAGCACTCAGGTGTATTGGATTAATTTCGGATGACTCAAAACGCGAGAAGGAAGCAACTGATTTGCTTCTTAATTCTATTATCCCCATGTTGGAGAAGAATAATGGCTAAGGCGCGTTGGATCCGGACTGAGTGTGGTTGGGCTGGTCGGAAGGGGTTTATCATGCAGGCCCCCAAAGGTTACTTCGTCTGCAAGTATGTATATCAGACCTATAGTGGCACAGAGTTGCTTCACTCTGATCTGATCTCCGACCTAAAGAAGAACGCTGACCAGGAATAACCCTAAAACACACTTGGAGGTATAACATGAAACCGCAGACCGAAGCTACTGCCGAAGAGACTCAAACAAAACAGCAATTGCAAATTCTATCTACAAAACTTGATTCCCTAAACGAAATTATTATTTCTCTCGGTACACTACTGGAACCCGTGCTGAGAAACGACCCCCCCGATGACAGTGTACAGGACGAAGAGCCTGGATGTAGTGATCTTGTTCTATTGGCTAAAAAAATTCGCGAGAAACGGCTGTATGTTGATAGCATGGTAAAAACCATTCAATCATATATCTACAGAATGGAACTGTGATTTAAAGAAGGTTGCCAACCAGGAGTAGGGATGATCGTCATTAAAGACAAGACCCTAAAGGCATGGTTCGACCTGTGGTGCCATCCCCATGGTTTGAAACCAAGAAAGATCACCGGAGAGGTATTAGTTAAGAATCTGCACGATATGTATGTCGAGCATCGTGACAAAAAGCCCGAGGTCATCCAGTGTCTATTGGATACCAATGACCAAGTGATTCACAGTGATGGTTCCCCAGTCACGGCCAAGGAGGTTCTTTGGACTAGCGAAGACCGTCGCAAGATGATTAAACAGGAAGAAGAAATTGCAACGCTCAACTGGGAAAACGCAGTTCTAACCCACCAAATACACGGAAAACGAGAGCGGAAGCGATTGTATCTTCGTATTGTTGATGCGATTAGTGTTTTGTTCGGGAATAAAACAATAAGGGAGTAGAGATGACCAACCGATATGAAAAGGACTTTGGGAAGTATAGATTGGATGTAACGGTCCTTTCATTCGACGGGAAGTTCTACGGAAGGGCTATCTGCAAGTCAAAAAACAAGTCTGCTCAGTCAATTTCTAACAACCCCCACGCCGCAGAAGAAATGCTTCTCCACTATTTGGAAGAAAACAATTGACCAACGAAGAGAAAGCACAAGCCCACCAAGCCTGGATTGAGTCTCGTAAACTTGGTGTCTCCGGGTCAGATATTGCCTGCATCATGGGAGCCAACCCCTACAAGTCAGAGGATGATCTTCTCCTCGACAAATTGGGGGTTGGCAAGCCCTTTATCGGCAATGCCGCGACTAGGGCTGGACAGCGCCTGGAGCCAATGGTGGCTGACTGGTATGCCAAGCGGAATGAGCAGATCATCATCAACGGGGCCTTCACCAAGTCAACGGAAGATCCCCGGTTCATAGGAACCCCTGACTTTTTGACTGCATTTGGGGGCATTGACACCAAGACGGGGGCACAACATACCTATCGGGCCGGATGCCCCAAGTATTACGAACTCCAAGTCCGGTGGTATAACATGCTCTGTGGCGGGGATCACTGGGATATCGTGGTTTGCATTGTCCCTAAAGATCGGTCAGAGATTCCCCTCCAGGAGTCGGATGAGTTTCTGTATCAATGGGTGCAGAATCGTCCGGTTCGAGAGTTTCCGTTCTATCGGGATCTTCAGATTGAGAAATACATGAAAGAGGCCGCGCTTCGGTTCCTAGATAGACTTGAGGCGCTAAGGAGTAAATGATGAAGATCGAAGGAGAAGTGACTCTCACGGAGATTTATAACGGTGTTAATCTACGGGCAAATTCGGGAGAAGAGTTTGGGATCTGTATGAGGGATGATGGGTTTGAGTTTCACTACTTCGGGGCTTGGTACGAGGCAAAGTGCGGGGTTGTAAGATTATTGGGTAGCGCCGAGTAGTCTCCTAACTAACATATCCAATGGTGGGACCATGACTAACGATGAACTGCTGGATGCAATCACATGGACCGATGATAGATTTAGGCGCACTAGGACAGGGCACGAATATTTCAATGACTATATGAAGCACTTGAGGAATCTGCTTGCCGAGCAGGTTCGCCGTGCAAATCAACCTCATCTTGCGTTGAGTCAGGAAGAGCCTGTTGTTCAATCGGAGCAGCGTCTAGCATTTGAGTAGCTACACTATTTAGGGCAGGGTCAGCCTCAAGCATACGCCTGACACGCTCCCTGATCTGTTCGGGGGTCATACTGGCGTATTCGTCCCTCTGCTCCACGATTTGTTTTTCCTGGAACCTCTTGTTCCCTCTAGCCGCAGCGCGGAGAAGCACATCCACCTTGAGCTTATCAGCCTGGACATTCTCCCGGTCTGTATTCTCACCAATCTCTCGCGCCTTTTCACCCATTCTATGGGCTCGGATCTCCTCGGCGCGGTCATAGTCCCGCAAGAACTCAGGATGGTTGTCAAACCAGGTATAGACCTCCTGCATGGTAGGCATACCGCGTTGGTCGCAAAGCTCGGGTAGGGAAGTCCCGGACGCTACAAGCGCATTGATGTAAACCATCATCTTCTGTCGGTTGAGGATCTTTCCATCCACGATCCATTCCTGCTTGTAGTCCATCTTCCTCAACTCCTTCATCCTTCGATTATAAGACTCCAGACGGTCCTTTGACTTCCGATCCCCAAACTGAGCGGCAAGCCGAAGGTCATAGGACTCCCTCAACTGTTTGGCTGATACCTTGAATGGGTAAGGCTTTTTATTCCCCATGATGGGCTGATCTACTTCGCTGAATAGAACTTGTTTTTACCGATTCTCAGGCTGAAGTCGCGGTCCCTCAAGACAAAGCCATCTTTACCCCGAAGGAGCCAATAGAACTTGAGCAACCCAGTATTGGTTCCGTTCCAGTTCTGCTCCTTGTAAACCCCAAAACTGATGCGCCCAATGTCAACAGAAATACCATAAGGTTTTTCCCAAGGAGAGCGTCGCATGATCCTAATCATTGTTTACTCCAGATGCCAGATGACTTGTCGCGGAACGCAGTTGAAATTGCAACAGCCAGGTTATCCAGGATTCTTTCTCTCTCGTGGGGGGATTGGATCATGGTGAAGTAGTCATCATAGGACATGGTGACGTAAACCCCCTCATTCCCCTTTACAAAGAGGATAGTCCGGCCTGCATCCCCCTCCCGAACATCCTGGATTCTGAACCCGTAGAAGTTATCCCCCTTATCCAAGATCATGGTGCTTCCTCCATTCCGCCAGTTTCCGGTTTCTCTCATCTGTAACTTCATTGCGTAGTTTACAGACAATCGGCCAATACATCCTCGAAAGGAACTCACTCGCTAGGCATTCGTTAAACCCCTCGATACGGAGATCACTAACGAATCGGCTCTTTAGGACATAATCCATAAAAAGATTCCCCGCAAAAACCTCCTTCTCGTATAAATCAGAAGGTATTTTAAGCCTGTCTCGGAACCGCTCAATCAATTCATCCTCATATACTCGGAGGGTTTCTTGGCGGTCCTTTAAGGACTTTACGAGATCCTGGACACTGTTCATTGCAGTCCCTTGTCGCGGTCCCGCAACGCAACCGTTTCCTCAACCCAGGATGCAGGAACACCAGGATGCCCATTCTCATCCCGGTCACAAGGGATGGATTTACGCAGACACCGCTGATAGATATTTTGTCGCGTGGACCCCAACTTGCGGGCTACCTCCGCAAAGGAAAGATGTGTGGACCAAAACTCATCAACCATAGAACACCCCCCTACTTCCGATTGAGCATATTGGGAAGACCCAAAAACTGCGCCATACATGCCACGCAATAAGAAGCAATTTGGGCACCCCCCTGATGGGAATCATCACTGCTTGGGAATGAAAGCCATATATTAAACAAATGAACTCTAGGGGTTGGTTCACCGCAGCGGGTGCAAAGTGGGAATTCATTTTCCATGTAAACCTCCATACCTGGATTATAGGTAAACTCGTAAATCTGTCAACTGTCCGGAATTTCCGGATGGTTCAAATTGCACCCCTGTCCACGATTCATGAACAACGAATACCCCGAACGGGAACCCAAAATCTCAGACAAGCGCAAACGCAACACTGGTGCGGATCTCCGTTCCAACAGGCTTGGAACCCGTAAACCCAAGTCCAATTCTTCCCCACCTCAGGATGACTTATTGACATAAAACCCTAACGACCATCTTGTTGACTTCACCTAAATAATTATAATTCTTATATCACTCATGCTTATACTCTATATAGACTCACGAGGTAGTCTCACCCCCGGCGTGGAGGAGACAACTCGCCTTAACCTCATTATAATTTATTAGCGTAAATTTGGTTTGGATCATTATAAATCCCGTTGGCTGGTGCTGATGTAAACTCACTTAAGAAAACCGCCCGTGTACTTGTCGGGGTGCTTTCTCCCCCCGCCGGTCGCTTCTGCTGGTCCCACCCTGGGGGACCTGCTAGGGGTTCTTCCGCTGGCTCAGGCTCACGGAACCGCCTGTGGCGCAGGCCTATGGCATACTCGCAGGCATACTCCCAGCATATACGCGGCCCCATGATACCAGGCTTGATCTATATCCAGTCTTTGCGCGGGGCGGGAGGGCAGACCCGTAGCACACTTGGCCAGCTTGCGGCCCGAATTCGTGTAGCTGACGATTCGATTTAATTGGAAAGATGGGGAGAATGGTGTGGGAATTTGCACCATTCAGGGAAAGTGTATCTTTGAACTGTATCCCATGGTCAGGCCTTGGGTGTCTCAGTCTATCCCCTATCTCTTGTCGGATACCATCTGGCCCGCGATTTCGTTTCACTGGCCCAAAGTCTGTGCAGTATCGCGTCACCCCGTGTGCCGCATCGCGTCAGTATATCCATTAATGGGTGACGGTCCAGTATTCCCTCTTTAATGGTAAAAAAACCTAGTGTGGCATAATACTGCGGCGGT